CAATAGCTGCGAACTTAGTCCGTTCAGCGCTTGTGAGACGCCCTTTAGTCTCCAGCACGTAAGACCCAGCACGAAAATCAGGCAGATAATAGCGATGCTTGAGAACATCTTTACCCCCACATGTCGCACACTGACCTGATCGCACCTTCACATGGTACTTGATCTTGCCGTGTTCGTACTTGAACTTGATTCCGTTCGCCTTGAGAAAGGCGGCGAACTTCTCCTCTAGCTTAGACCGGTACTTCGGGGACACGTGGCACCTCGTTGACTTCTGTCAACCACACCGGACCTGCCGCATACAGGAACTTCCGCAGCCCTGTGCCACCGTTAGCCTTCTTCCAACACTCCACCTTGTACTCGCAGTACGAGCACGTGGTGCCTAGCTTCATGTTCTTACCCATCGGTACGCTAGGAAGATGAGTACCAAGGTTAAGGCTAGCCGAAGCATACTGTGCTTTCCTGTTGGCAGCTTTCAGGACATCCGGTTCAGTGGGCTCGAACTGAGCCACCTTGCCGTTCTCCTTGTTGATGGCAAGGACGACAGGCGGACCCTCTTGGCCTTCGGCGTAGGCATAGGCACCAATCTGGTACCCATACCCAAACTTGTCAGCCTCGTCAGGGTCCCGCATCCAACTCTCGAATGACCGGGCGTTCATGGACTTCACGTCCACAACCACACCGTCCACCTTCAAGTCCATTGCACCTTCAACAGTCCAGCCGTCACAGCCCGGCACATCGAACTTGATGCGTTTGTTCACGTCCGTCACCTCGTGGCCAGCCACGTGGATGAGGGGAATGACCATCGCTTCGATAATGTCGCCGTATGCAAACTTGATCCTTGCCTGTCCGCCTACCGTCTCCTTCGCCGCCATAGTGGCGGGATCGTAGTTGAACCCGAACCAGACCTTCCGATCACACGGATGACCCAGTTCACTTGGGAACAGGACAGAGGGGCGACGGGGCCGTTCATCACGGCCCAGTGCTTTCTCCATCTTCTTGGCTACCATAGCCCCGATCTGAATGCCAGCTTCTTTGGCTAGCTTTTTGCCCTTGGCTGAGCCAATGACTTCTTGCAGATCGTCGGCTAGGGTATCAATCGTTGCCATCGACCAGATCCTTGGCAAGGCGCATCTCACGCTGCCCACTGGAGAACTCGGCGAACTGATACGCCAAGGCAATCACGTCCTCGGCAAGGTTCGGACCCGCCGTGTACGCACCCACCTTGATCAGCGCAGCATGGACGTTGGCCGCATTGGTCAACGCATTCTGTCGGATGATCGCCGTTTCCTTGTTCGACTTGGGAATGGGGAAGTTCATCGGGCCAGAACTGGCACCACCAACAGCAGCCACGGCCGGACCCGGAGCAGCGCCCGGAGTGAGCGGCTTGACTTCCTTGTACTTGCCGTACTTGAATTCAACCTCAGAGTTGAACTGCTGGCCGATCTTGTACGGCTGCTTGTAGCCGACCTCGATCTCTTCGCCAGTGCTCAGCACAACACTGTGTACCTTGAAGGGTCTCTTGCCCGGAGGAGAAACCGCCTTCTCCGTAACATTAATGACTTGACCCGATTTTGTTTCCATCTGCTTTCCTCAAATACTCTACTGCGTTCAACAATACGACTGTATTGTCTTTAAGTAAACCGAGGCCACGATTACAGGGGCCACACAACCATCCGCGCCACACATTAGTAGTATGACAGTGGTCCGAATGCAAATGTTTACCGCCTCTATCGTCACCACAAATTTCACAATATCGTGGCTCGTCGTATAAAGGTGCAGGCCTTCCTAAACTAGTCAGCGCATTGCGTCGTATCTTCTCAGGATGACGAATCCTGTGCATTATAGCGTAGCCTCTATATCTATCTGGATGGGCGGCCCTATCAGCACGTTGCCGTGCCCTAATCTTTTCCTTGTTTTTCTGATAATACTCTCTGTAGTACTTACGCTTAACTGTGTCCAACTTTTTTCCCATCCGAATCTTCTACTACAAAGTCTAACTTTAAAGGTACCTTCAACTTCAGCGCCTCGTTGAAGTGTTCCAACAGTGCGCTTACTTGAATCTTCAATCCAACAGGATCATCTGTCAAGAACCAGTATGCATCATGCACTAGGTTGATGATCCGTATGCCATTCCAGTACATAAGGGCCAGGAACTGGATAGCCAGATCCCCATCAGTATAGCCTTGAATGGGGTAGTTCCCGATCTCGTTCGGGGAGAAGGAGAGTGGCCGCTTAGTCTTCGCAGCCAGCCAAGCAGGGGCAGCCCGCTCGACGAACCTTAACAGCCTACCGCTAGGGGTCATGCTGAAGGCCTCTCTCACTTGCACCCCATCAATAAACTCACCCTCAGCAGGACGAGCTTCTGCCTCCATTCGCTTGGTCAACTCCTTGCCATACGCATAAGCTACCGGGTAGCGCTTCTTGAATGCGTTGATCAGTAGCTGCACGGTGCCGACATCGACACCTGTCTGCTTGGCCAACCCTTTAGCAGAGCCACCGAAGATGAGCCCGAAGTTCACATTCTTCACCACTCGTCGAGTGGCCTTGGTCATATCCTCCGGCTTCTTCCATGGATACACAGACTTACCAGTCTCGAAGTGAACATCAACACCAGCGTTGATATCCTCAATGAGCTTCTCATCTCCAGTCACCATGGCGACGCCACAGATCTGCAACTGATTGAAATCAGCCTTGACTAGATACTTATCCTTTGGAGCACGGACGCACAGTTCGATCTCGGGCGGAAGGTTCTGCACGTTGGGCCCAGTCGAACTGGTACGTCCAGTGTTGGTCACCGTCTGGTTGAACTTGGTGTGAATGGCGTGGAAGCCGGTGGCTTTCATGTATTCCAAGGCCGGGCCAGTGTAGGTACTGGTCAACTTCTCAGAACTGCGGATGAGCCGCATGTTCTTAGCGATGGCACTACCTGCCTCGGCATGGGCATTGAGCACATCATCATCTACCTTGATGGCACCAGACCCAGTGCGAACGATAGGAAGGATGGGCTTGTACGTGGTGGTGTACTCGGTGCGCACCAGTTCAATGCGCTTGCTCACCTTACCAGACTTAAGCACCCGACCGCTGGGCTGTCGAGTAATGATCTCGATGGGCAGGCCGTGCAACACAATGCCCAGCATCTTCGGGGTCAGGGGTACGTCAGTCCCAGGAGGCAGGTTATAGCGCATACGTACCATAGCTGCATTGACATCAGTAAGAGCTTTGGCATTGGCTGTCTCCTTGTCGTGCAGCGCCTGTAGGGCAGCCACGTCAATCGGCAGCCCCGTCATCTCAGCATCGCCGAGTGCATTGCCTGCCATCGAACAGTGCAGGATCAGCAGCCTAGTCCACGGCGTCTTCTCCGTAGCCTCAAGCTGCTTGAGGTACACCTCACGGGTAAGCTTCACGTCACCAGCTACGTACTCCCGAAGGAACTCAGGGTCCATGTCCTCAGTCTTGAACCCGATGTCCCACAGTTCGGACATGGGCACCGTCTTGTGCCCCAGTCCATAGCGTGCAGCCACCCGCTCAAGGCTGGGCATCTTCTCCTTTTGTCCACTCAGGATGTAGTGAGCGATGCCTGTATCCCAACACAGGTTAGGGTTGAACCCAAGGTACTGGGCGTCGAACTTGAAGTTGTGGCCCACGATGATGGTGCCACTACGGGGGATCTTGGTTCCTCTGCTGAGTGACTGATGGTCGTAGAAACCGATGTGCTTACCGTCCCTGGTGTAAGCACCGACAACAATCCTGTTACCATCGTACCGCGGATCGGCTGCGAACTTGAACCCTTCGGGTGCGTTGATCGTAGTCTCTACGTCATGCACTGCAAAGTTGGTGTAGTCAGGGTTCCAGAACTTAGTGTTGTCTACCATTCTTGGCCCTCAGATACGCAGCGAACTGACGACAGGCTGCGGCCAATTCCTTGGGGGACAACAACATGTTCTTTTCTGGGCCGTCTTTGCCACCATTCTGAATGCAGATGAGGCGAAAACTTTCCCTATCAGTTGGACTCAAAGTCATGATGTACAACTGTAAGAGCTGAATCATCATCTGTGTACTCACTTCTTCCCCTTGAACGACAGGCTAGTGAACCGCCCCGTCTCCCAATCGAAGACCACTTCAGAGCGCAGGTACTTCAACTTGGGATCGGTACGTGGCCCACCGGGCAGCTTGTTGCGCACCACCGAGAGGTAGCGGCAGTCTGCCTTGGTCGGGTTGTGGGACTTGCCGATCATCAACTGTACGTCGGACTCACCCTGAAGCGCAGTCTTGGAACCATAGAGTTGAGACTGGTCCAGATACTCCATTCCTTCCGCAGTGTTGTCAGCCTGATGGACAGCGAAAACCACACCATACTTATCAGCAAGAGCACGCGCCCATCCACCAAGAGCCTCCAAGCGGTCTTGGCCCTCAAGTTTATGGAACCCGCCGATCTTCGCCAGCATGTTGAAAACGATGATGCCATAGTTGCCTCTCCGCAGAATGGATTCGACGAACCCCACATCCATGCCCGGCTTGTGGATCACGTCGATCTTGTGTCCTTTCAGTGCCGCATCGTACGCAGCCTGATGCTTCTTGGTATCCGTTGCAAGGGACATGATGTTCTCACCAAGCGCTGCCTCATAAAGGCGCACTGCCACCTTGCGACCAACCTCTTCGTTGTTGAAGATGATGGCGTTCTGACCAGTTGGTAGCTGGCTCACCATGTGGGTGATCTCGGAGCACACGAAGCTGGTGCCGCCCACTTCGGGGCGCTTACCTACCAGGACGAAGTCTCCCTTATTGAGCGGGCCGACCGACTTGTTAAGGTCTTCGAGCCTCCACTCCACGCCACCGCCCTTGACAATCCCAGCAACCAACTCCCCAAGGTCGGATGATACAACCTCCACCTTGTGGGGCGAGGCCACAGTTGAGTACTCAGTAAGCAGCACCCCCACCTTATCAAGAGTCGCTCCAGCCCTGCCTT